GAGAAACCCTTTTGGATAAATGCGTTCTGTGCCGTCTGACTAGCAGACAGAGTAGCCATATTGAGTTGAGTACGGAGATTATCGTTCTCCCTCTTGTAACCGTCGAGTTCAAGTTGGCAAAGTTTGTCAAGAATAGCCTGCGTATTTGCCGTGCTTGTCTGTCTTGTGTTACAAGCCTCTGTTGCGATTGTGTACTTAACATCTGCTGTTGCGGCTCTGTTATCACAACAACACTGTGCCAACTGAGACTGAATTGCCTGCATACCCTGTGTAGAAGCTGTTTGAGCGTTGAAACTTCTTTCCATATCTGCAATCTGATTGGTGTAAAGTTGCTGTGCTACAGCGTTCTGCGCACCGTTTACAGATGCGGTTACACCTGCAAAGCCGCTACACAACTGCTGAGAAATATCTCCGCCAAGATTACAGATTTGGGTGGATAATGAAGATACTCCATCACGAATGGAAGTAATATTGTCGTTGAGCAGAGCGTTCTGGAATCCTGTGTTAGTGTTTGCGTTAATTCCAGACTGTCCATTAAGCAACCAAGGAAAATCATAGCCGAGAGCGTTTCCACCGAAACCGCCACCAAAGCCATTATTACCCCAACCGCCAGCGAACAAGAGGAGAAGTAAAATCCACCAACCGTCTCCGCCCCAAGAGCCGAAACCGCTATTGCCACTTCCGTACATAGGAGCTACTGGCATTACCATTTGTTCTGAACCATTAGTCATAATAGTTCTCCTTTCATAAATTTTTATATCTACTGTTGCAACGAATAGAAAACTGAATTAAAATAGAAATACCCAATGTGATTAAACTTCTCATTCGGTTTTTACTTCCTGAGAGCGATGCCGTGCTACCTTCCCATAACGACATCGCTTTTTAATTTAGTCATTCAACTATTCAACTTAATCATTTGAGATTAAATTACGAAATTGTGGGTCATTCTTCATCTTCATAACCCTGTTTATCTGTTCTTGACTTACCTGGCCACTGTTAAGCAAATATTGAAGTATCTGATTTGGGTCTGTCATATCTTGTGGAATGTTATACTTACGAGAAAGCATAGACATTGGGTTTTGCTTAAATTGATTGAGCATACTTATAAAATTATTCTGTGGCTGAAGTTGCTGATAGAGAGGTGAACTCATAATCACTCCTCCTTATTTTTCTTATATGTGTTATTAGTCGGTTGTTTAGACTGCTTTAATTCTGCTCTGATTTCGTTTCTAAAAGCGTCAAACTCATTTCGTGAGATATATTCTGTTTTTTGCTCTTGTGCGTTAGAACTTGATTGTGAGCGTTCTTTGTAGTCAAAAATTCTCAACGGAAGCGGAACACCGCTTTGGTCTGTTGATTTGATGTACATAACAGGACTTTCGCTGTCCATTAAAAGCACACTTCTTCCTGCCGCTACGGGATATGATTTCGCAGAGTTTTCTCCTTGAACCCACGTGATGCCATCATTTTGCTGTTGCGTATTATTAGCAACCATTTGTGGCATATACTGCTGTGTGGGTTGATAATACTGTTGATACGGATTGTAGCCAAATGCCATTGTCAGTTCTCCTTCTTAAAGTAAAAGATTGGAATTTCGTTACCGCTGTCCCAGGTGTCGTAGTAATCACCGTTGACAATCGTAACAACGTGCGTGCCTGTTGCAAGAAGATACAAGCCTTCAGGATGGTCAATACAAAAATCTTTAATCGTATAACAATCAGGACAAGTGTCTGGAATGATGTAGCGTCTAAACCCGTTGTGCTTTAAGTAAGCACTCCAAATAGCATTTGAAGATGGCATATCTTTTAATTTATATCCTTGCGTAGTTACACCTAAGTAAGATGTGTCCCAATCTTGATTAAGAGCCAACGAGATTGCTCGTACAACACAGTCACCTACAAGATTTGCTTTGGGATTAGGATTATAGTATTGCCAACCCACAGACTTATACCTTCTCGCTCTGTATTAAAATAAGGAAAGCAATTACTTCGTTACATTTGTAACGTTCCATTATTTCTAATAGTTCGTTGCTTATGTCTCTCATAATTACCTTCCCCTTTGACATAAGCATACAAGTAAAAGAGCAACCGTATTTGCACGATTGCTCTCTAAAAATTTTATGAAAATTGTACTTAAATTACCCTAAGTATCTTGTTCTTTACTGACTTTGCTAATTTAGAAACCTTGCTTTCTGATATGTTCATCTTTATCGAGATTTGAAAGTTGCTATAATGCTTTGCCCGAAGATTGAAATATTCGAGTTCATCTGGGGTAAAGTTGCACTCTTTTCTAAATCTTTCAAGTTCCCGCTCTACGAAGTCATATAATTTCATACCGCGCTAAGATATGACATAGATACCCACATACCACTTCCTATTTTTGCCCAGTTACCGTTTGTTTCAAAAACAGATACTAACGCTCCATTGTAGAGTTCACCTACTTTATTTGCGTCATTCTGGGCAACAACGGGAGTGCTCCTTATGGCCAAGAACGTATGAATGTTCACAACTCTATACGTTTTTACTATATCAGGTTCGGGCTCAGGAGTTGGTTGAGGCTTAGGTTCAGCCTCATACTTGATAAGAGGTAATTTACCCCACTCGTCCCATTCACTCGCTTTTGATTTTACCGTGCCGTATGCGTGTCCTTTGGCTTCTACAACAGTTCCGCTATTGTCGACGATAAACCCAACATGGTGTCTTATACCGTTTTTTACTTTGAAGACACCAAGTCCAATTTTTTCACTGGGGAGAGTATTAATCTTTCCTTTTTCGGTGCACTTATTGTATAAAGTATTTGAGCCCCAATCTTCACTAGCCTTGTAGGTTGGAGTCTTATCTTCCATACTCTTTGCCCATAAGAACCACTTGAAAAGTCCTGCACAATCTGTTACAGGCTTTCCGAAGTCATCAACGAAACTAGCTTCAGTCCAACTCTTAGGCGGATAATACTGAGTATAGTCAGCCTTTTTCTGATTGTACAGACTACGGCTTGCCTTTTGCCCAAAACAGCCCATCCAGTAAGCAGTCCCAACTACCTCAAGACAGAATTTCGCAAGATTAGTATTGGTACGCTCAATAGCCATAAGTTACTCCTCGCTGAACAGTGTTTTAAGTTTCTTAACAACCTGATTTACACCTGTTGCGGCAAGTCCAGAAAATCCGCCGATTACACTTGCAGTAAGCCAATCAGACGCAGGGATAATATTTGGAATTGTATAGAACGATACAAGTCCAAGAATAACACCTACGATTGCACAAATGCCAGGAATAAAGTCATTAAGTTTCTCATTCTTGAATAACTTAACGATGTAACCCACAAGATAACAGAAACCTACAATTACGGGTACTGTTACGATTTCACCAATATTCATTGTTTGTCTCCTCCTTTATCATTTCGTATAAATATTGCCATAAATGCAAATATTCCACAAAGTAGTATAACTAAAACCAGCGTCCAAAACTCGTAATCTATCATATATTAAGTAATTTTTGAACTTGCTTTTCAATATCTTCAAGTTTTTCCCGAAAAGATAATACATCTTTTTCCAGAAGTATAACCTTCTCTTTAAGTTTATCTTGATTGCTGATATACTTATCAAGTTTAATCTCTAATTGCTCTATACGATAATTAGAGAGTTTGCTTGAAATCATAATACCGCTTATTGAACCCGTAACTGTTCCTATAAGGGCTATGATTGCAACAAGAACCTCGCTGTCCATTGTGATTGCCCTCCTTACCCATTTTTCTTTATTATAACATTTTATACCACCAAGTGTGCAAATTAAATGGCGTTTGTCTGAAAATTATCTTTCAGATTACATACCTATACTCACCACTCCAGTATAATTTTGAACCACTTGGTATAGTAGTAACAAAAATAAGGGTGTGATATGTTTTGCCGGAAGTTTGAACAGAGCCATACCCGTCTGTGCCCACATTATGCGCGTAGGAACCCAAACCCGCGGGATGTAAAATCATATGTAACTCCGCACCATCATCATATTGTAAGATAATGTCAGGTTGCTTGTTGACCATTAAATACGCGGATTCCAAATCTGCCTTAACAATTACTAATTCATCATTAGGAATAACAATATTAACAACATTCTGATTTACATACTGCATACCATAATATTTGCTAAATCTAATATCGTCAAGCAACTCAATATATACTTCCACGTTCATAGTGTCAGTAAGGCTATAAACTCTCGTTTCCAAAATTGCAGGTGTTGCACCCTCAAAAGTATTACCTGTGATTGTTTGAGCAAAATACAGCTTATTCTTTGCTACAAACCTTACAGTGCCCCAATAAATTCCATCAGAAGTTATCTCTTGGTTATTTACTAGTATTTTTAAATCCAACTCTTCTGCGGTAGGACAATCAACGCCCCCGACATTAACACTGTGGTTACCTCCTGTCCACAAGCCTCCACTCCAACCCGTTTTGTCAATCGAAAACGGTCCAATAATGTCGGTTGAGGCGGTCATATAATGTTTCTGCTCTACAAAACCAATATCATCTACCAAAAAACCAAGTCCAACATTAACTAATTGGAATAAATTATTAGGTCCGCGTCTATGAAACTCTCTAGCCAAGAATAATCCCTCGCCAAGATAAGCAAAGTGTGTATACTGATTATTACTTACCAGTAGACAATTTTCTTTTCTGATTACAGCATCCTCATATCGGCAGGCATATGAAGTAACACCCGTAGAAGTTTTTTCATTGATATACAGATATCCGTCATATTCGACATCAAAGAAACAAATATGATTTGTATAATCAGCAGGATATTCGGAGCCACCACAAGTGATAACTTGTTTTATTGGGGTTGATTGTCCCCCGACAATAAGCGACTGCCCGATAACGACAATGCAACCGCCAACAGTTGTAACAAAGCCGATTAACTGATTAACTGTGAATGAAATTGTGTTGTCCATATCACTCACCGCCTCGCTTCTTGCTTATCGGTTCATCGCCGATAGTCTTGATTTCTTCTTTCGGCTCGTCAATTTCTTTCGTCTTTTCGGTATCTTCGCTTTCCTCTGTCGGTTCTTCTTCGCTACCGCTATTGCTACTGCCCAAGAACACACCGCCAAGTGATTTAGCACCGCCACCGCCAGAATGATTACTTACATACTGCTCAACACTCACCTTGTATTCCACTGCACAATCACCTGTATCTGCGTAGATATTGTTTGTGCCGTTGAGTGTGATGATAGGCTCTCCGTCAGGTAAAGCAATGACGTAAGATGTTCCGAGAGGATAAACAACCTGTGCTCCTGTTGTCGGTGTTGCACCTTGCGAATAGGCATCCATAGAACTTATCCACGGCTCGTTTATTGCCTCTCCGTTGTAAGACGCAATATAATTGTGTGTTACCTCAAACTGCCTATGTCCTGCCTTGTCCTGCGTGAAATGACCACCATAG